AAACGGGATACGCCAATACGATCCTCCATGAACTGGGACTGTATCCCGGCCTCAAGGCTGGCCGATTCCTGTGGTGCGAGCCGGACGACGGGTGCCGCCTGCTGCTTGAAACCTACCGTGACCACGACCTCGCCACCGCAACCGCCGAAATCATACTGGGCTGGAAGGACGAAGACCCAAAGTCCCTGTGGACAAGGCTGCGCAAGGAAGGCCCCGTCGTGGCACCGACCCCCCGTGAGGCTGCTCGGTGGACGCTGGCCCTGCCCGGTGGCGCGTGGACTACTATGCCGCCGAGGGCGATATACTGTGGACCGGGGCACGGACGGAACCGCTGGGGCTGTCTGCCCGTACCGACAGTCGCAGACCGGTACGAAGACCTTGACGAACTGCCCGGTGAGATCACAGACGGAGCGGTAGATCCCCGTGAGGTGGCGCGGTGGTGCGTGTCTGAGGCGTGGACTATGTGCGATGCAAAGCCGATATACAGCGGTCCCGGTCGGCAGTCGGGCACAACCCACTGGCAGACCCTACCGGGAGTAGGTGGACGGGTAGAAGACCTACCCACCATCCCCGGTGAGATCACAGACGGGGCTGTAGAGCCGCCCCTGCTCCCGCCGAATACCGTGGTCTACATTGACCCGCCTTACGTCAACACGACGGGCTACAAACATGACCTCGGACGTGACCGGGTTGTGGAGTTGGCACTGGCGTGGCACGCTGCGGGGGCTACCGTCTGCATCTCGGAGCAGGAGGCCATTCCTGAGTTGGTTGCTCAGGGCTGGCGGTCTGTAGATATCACTGGCAAACGTCAGGGACAAAAGCGTACATTCAGCAAACAGAAATCGGAATACCTCACGGTCTCCCCGACCCCCTTGGAACATGAGAAGGTAGCCCCATGATGAAGCCCTACGAAGTCCGAGCGATCTACGACGACCATTGCCGGTACTGGCGTGACCTCAGACCCGAGATGCGCAAACTCCGCAACTTGTACATGATGAGGTTCTGGGACCGTACTGAGCAGCAGCAGCAAATCACGGTCGAAACCAGTCGCGGCTATGAGCTTATCGAGAGCTTCGTGGCGTCCCTGTTCACTCGCGACCCGTCCGTGGTCGTCACCCCTGACCTTAGAGGCCGTGGCGATAGCGCTGTGACCCAAGCGGTCTGCAACGACTTCCTGAGCCGGTCCCGCGATGCAGTAGAGCAAGCGACCCGTCTCGGTCTGGTCTACCCCTGCTCGTTCCTCAAGATGGCACCCGTTCCCGGCCCTGACCCACTCCAGCGTGTTGACGTTGAAGCCGTGGCACCGTGGGACATTATCGTGGACGCATCGTCCTCCAGTTGGAAGAACCAGCGGTACGTGGCCCACCGCTACCTTCTCCCGCTTGAAGAAGCCCGTCAGCGGTACGGGAACAAGAAGTACACCCCTCGGTCCTTCCACCGGTTCCTTGACGACGAGACTGAGGGCACCGACCTCTACTCGGTCACCCGCAACGAGGCGCGTGGAGGCCCGAACAACTCCACCGAGGGTCGTGCCCTCCCCACGAACAGTGAGGTCGAGCAGTTTGTCGAGGTGGTTGAGTTCTATGACCTCACACCGGGTCAGGACGCACTGGTCGTCTGGAGTCCTGACTACCAGAACGGAGACAAGTTTCTCTACAAGGGAGTCAAGGTACAGGTCGGCTCAAGCCTCGACACCGAGGTCGAGAACGCTGACGAAGGACAGACTGACGCGGAAATCGAGTCGGAGTCCATCACCTACACTGGGATCCCGTACCGCACGGCTTCCGGTCGCATCACGCCGCCCATCGTGCCCATGTACTTCACCACCGACCCCAACGTCCCGCTCAGGGGCTACAGCGCCCTTCGTCGGTCGCAGGACTACTGTACCGAGACGAACATTATCCGAACCTTCCAAGCAAACGCGATCCGCAAGTGCGCCCGCCAGTGGTTTGCCGAGAAGGGTCTGCTGACTCCCGACGACGCAGCCAAGCTCGCTATGGGCATTGATGGTGAGGTGATTGAGGTCGAACTGAGCAACGGTCAGACCCTCTCCGGGTCGTTCATGCCGGTCCCGCACTCCCCAACGCCACCCGAACTGGAACTGTATATCCGTCAGGTGGACAACGACTTCGGGCGCGGCTCCATCATGGCTCCCTTCACTCGTGGAGAAGCAACCAAGGCCACTGCAACTGAGGTCACAGCCCTTGCCGCGTACACGTCCAGTGAGGTCGGGAGGCACAGTCGCACTCGCGATGCAGCGATTTCTGATCTCGCTCGGGTCTACTCGGTCATGTTGTCATTGATCCTCGGTGACGCCACTGAGCCGCTGTACCTTGGACGGGAGCCGACCCTGCTGACCGCCGACGACCTTATCGCGGACTTCAAGTTCCACGCGACGGACGCCGGAAGCACCGCCATGGGTGATGCAGCCAAGCGTCGGTCCATCGTTGACCTGACCGTGCTCTTGACCAACCTCGGAGTCAGCCCACAGGCTATCCGAGAGGAGATCGTCAGGCTCTATGACCTCCCTGAGAGCTTCCTGAGTGAAGAACAGGGCGGGGCTGAGGCGGAAGCAGCAGGAGGCGCTGCACCACCCCCTGCGACTGCACCTGAGACACTGGAGCAGGCCGTTGCCGGTGGCGGCGTCAGCCCTGCGACGATCCAGCCAATGCTCCCCGGAGGTGTTTGATGCCCCTTTACACGCGAGAGTGTATGCGGTGTCAGGTCAGGTTCGACGTGCTCAAGAAAATGAGCAAGCGGGATGACCCCGTGCCCTGCAAGACCTGTAAGGGTGAAACCAGTCGTGGCGTGGAACTGATTGCCTCCACCCCGTCCGGTTGGGGTGACTCACGATGGTCCGGTCGGTTCGACAAGGGCTTGGGCATCACGCTCCGAGACAAGGCCCACCGTGACCGTGTGATGAAGGAACGGGGTCTGGTAGAGGACACCGTGACCGACCAGCGGAAACGTCTTGACCACGCCGTCAAGGACGCCAACGAACACGAACGCACCATGACCCGGTTCAAGTCTGAGCTTACCAAGGCAGACGGTGACCGTGGACTGGCTGTAGCCAACACCTTCCCCTCCACCCCATAGAGGTTTTCATGGAAAAGTCTGAAATCGAAATCGCCGTCCTCACCCCAGCCAAGGAAGCCGAGGGCATGATGGACGAAATGTTCACCAGTGCCGCACCCAAGGGTCGGTTCAGCAAGAGCGTGATGAACGCCCTTGTCCGGGTCTACCGGGACGCTCAGAAGGCGATGAACTTCCCCGAGGCCGAAATGTATCCCGAGTTCGGTGAGGACATCACCGAGTTCCCGCCCGAGTTCGTCCGTGGACTGGCGATGCTTGCCTCCGCTGCTGAGGACTACGGACAGCCGGACATCATCACCCTCGATGGCATCACCAAGGACGAAGACGTTGCCCGTCTCGCAGCCAAGGTCGAAGCCCTGCTTGCTGACTCCGAGTTCCTTGCGTTCCTCGACTCCCCCATGGAGGGAGGAGAGGAAGCCGTCGAGATGACCGAGGAAGGCCCCGACGACATGGAAGCCATGTTCGCTGAACGCGCTTGATCCCCAAACCCCAACAGAGGTTCACACCATGAACACCCCGAGCACGGCCCCTGCGGCCCTCGGAGAGAGCCGTCCCGCTCTCAACGCCCCCTCGCCCTCCGGTGGAGTCACAAGCCGACTGAAGGCCCGTGACGCCACCGAGAAGACCATCACCGACGAAGCCCACGAGAAGGACGAGGCCCGCAAGGCGGAAGCCGAAGCAGCCGAGGCTCAGGAGACTGAGCGCAAGGCCAGCTTGTCGTGGGATGACTCCATTCGTGAGATGGAAGACTCCGCACCTCACCTTGCCAAGCTCGCCCGAGAGATGCGTGCCGACTACACCCGGAAGACCCAGACCCTCTCGGCTGAGAAGAAGCGGCTCGCCGCAGACAAGGAAGCCCTGCTGAAGTCTGGAACGCTTGACACGCTCCGCGCCAAAGCCAACGAGGAAGTCGGTGAGTTGAACCCGTTTGACGAGTCCTCCATCAGTGCCCGTATCGAGCGCGAGGTTGCCCGTAGACTGGCTGAAGCACTGGAGCCAATGGAGCGGGAGCACAAGCAAGCCGCCGCCCGTCAGAAGTACGACACGTTCCTCGACAAGCACCCTGACCTCAAGACCGACGAGGGAGTCCGCAAGGAAGTGTTTGAGGCGCTGAAGGCCAACCCCGGTCTTGACCTCCAGAGCGCGTACTACGCAACACGAGGTCGTCGGGCTTCCAGTCTGGAGACTCAGCGTGAGGCAACGAAAAAGGCCCACCAGAAGGCTGCACGAGCCGCCGCACTGACCGCTACTGGTCAGGGACGCCGTGCGGGCACCCCGACCCTCTCCAAGATCGACGCGAAGGACATGTCGGCTTGGGATATCTACCAGAACCTCAAGCGTCAGCAGTCCCGCTGATCCCAGCGGTAGTAAAGCGGTAGCTGTAGGTAGGTGAGGACTCCCCGCTTCGCGGGCACGAGCACCCCTCAACAGACCGGCCTACAGCCCCCTCCCGTGAGGGACACGCTTCGCTGACCGGGAACCCACTCCCCTTCATCAGCCTGTCCTTGACAGGAGGACCAAATGCCTACGACTTCCGGTGTTCAGGCGGACATTCTCGCCTCCACCCTCCGCATCCTGCGCGACAAGGAGGTTGACTCAACCTTCCGCGCTATCGCTCTCCTCGACGCCTGTGACCGCGCCGGGAACATTGTCCGTGAGAACGGCGGTTCCTACGTGGACGTTCCTCTCGTCCTGACCGACCACAGCCAAGTGACCCAGCTTTCGTCGGGTTATGAAGGTGTGAACCTCGCTGTGTCGGACGTTATGCGTACCGGTACTTCCTCGTGGTGTGACGCGGTGGCTCCCATCGTCATCACCACCAAGGAATCCCTCAGCAACAAGGGTGAGCGGGCACAGATTCGCATTGCCGAGACCCGCATGAAGCAGGTCATGGGGATGCTCCGACGCGAGATCAACAAGCAGATCGTCGCCGGAAACTCCACCATCCTGACCGACCTCAACACCCTGAACGGTGCTGTGGCTGGTGGCTTCCTTCACGCTGCGACCTACGGCACCCAGACGGGCACCGCACAGGGCGTGGACAAGGCTGCATTCCCCGAGTCCTACCAGAACCAGTTCATCGACGCTGGCGGAAACCTCTCCATCGCTGAGATGCAGGAACTTCTCATCCAGACCAAGGTGTTCGGTCCCGAAGGCGACGTGGATATCATCCTCGCCAGCCCCGAGTCCTACGCTGTCTATCGTGGTCTTCTTGAGGACAACGAGCGGTACACCAGCATCAAGGAAATGCAGGACATGTCCGGTCGCCTTGCCCTCGTGTTCGGCGGCTCCCCGGTCTACATCGAGCCGCAGCTTTCGGGCGTCAACGGTTCCAACGGCAACCCGCTGAGTCAGTATTTCCTGAATAGTGGGCTTTTTAACCTGTACACCGACGAAGATGCGTTTTTTGAGGTCGAGCCCATGGAGTCCATCCCTGGCTACGCTTCGATGGCTGCAAACATCATCGTCCGTATGCAGTTGACCGCCAGCAACCTGAGCGGCCACGGTATCCTCACCAACGGCAACGCATAAGCGTAAGGAGGCCATCATGGCTACTTCTACTCTTCTTCAGAAGCTCGATCCTGTCGCTGACGGCTTCGGTGCTACCACCTCCCACCGTCGTCAGACTGAGATGTTCATCGCAAACGGCGCTATCGCCGCTGGCGATTGGGTCATGTTCGACACGACCAAGACCGGTGCAGACCGCGTTCTGAACGTCATTGAGGCGGTCGGTGGCGGAACTGGCACTGGCCTCGTCGTCGGTGTCTCCACTCAGGCTGCTGCTGCTGGTGAGCGCGTCAAGGTCGTCGTCGCAGGCTACGCTGAGGGGGCTTCGGTCGCCAACGCTGTCGCCGCTGCTGGTGTCGCCCTCGTCGTGGACGCCACCGCTGCTGGTCAGGCTGTCGCTATCGCGGCTGGCGACCTCGCACCGGCTTGCGGAGTCTCGCTTGAGGCTGCTGCTGGCAACCTTGCGGACGTTTGGGTCTACAAGCAGTTCTGATTTCCCACCGGGAGCGGCCCATACCGTTCCCACAGGCCCCTTGCCTTGCGTTTCCTCTACATTGTAGGGGCCAAGGTCGGGGGCCTTCCTCTAAGCCCCTCACAGCGGTCAGGGAGACTCAGTGAACTTGTCGGACCTCAAGCAGTACGTTGGCAACGTCATCGACTATGACCCAACGGCCAACCCGACCTACTCTGACCAGCTTGGGCGCATCATTAGTGATGCCTACGAGCGCATTTACACTGAAAAGCCGTGGACCTTCTGTCAGAAGGAAGCGGAAATCGAAGCCCGTCCTGACATTACAGGTCTGACGATCCCAGTCACCAACGGATCGGCCACGCTGGCGCACGGTGGCGTGCTTGACTCCACCATGGACGGTCAGACCATCGAACTCAACGGTGTGGAATACACCATCGCCTACGTGAACAGCGCCACGTTCGCTTACTTGACCGAGGAATACCTCGGAGTGACCTCCGCAGGCGTCACCGCCAAGGTCGTCTTCCGCTACCTTGACCTCCCGGCTGACTGCGTGACGGTGATGAACGTCGCCACCCGGTCCAACTCCATCACACCGGAAGACCCCGGCATGATGGCGGCACTGACCCGGTACGAGGACGAGTTCTTCAACCTCCCGCTGGGTGAGACTGGTGTTCCCCGGTTCTGGGTTCCCCATGACCCCATCTACATTTCCTCACCGTCCGTCGCACCCGTCGTGGCGACCCGTGCGGAACTGCTGAAGGGTGACCGGACCATCGAACTCGCTGTTGCCCACGAGTGGGGCGGTCGTAGCTCAGGTCTGAGTCCGTTCCTCTCCGTCACCCTCAACGCAAACCAAGACATCGACTGGACCGTCAGCACGATCCCGAACACCACGGGCTACCAGCGGGTCATCTACGTCCGGTTCCCCAACGACGGCTTCAAGGCTTGGTACAAGTTCGCTGACCGAAGCGGACTCCCCGTAAGCATCCCGCCGACCGGTATCGGCACGCTTGAGCTTGACACCTCGACCGGCAACGGCCCTGTCAACACGGACAAGCTCCCCTTCATCGCACCACGCTTCCAAGGTGACGGTGGGATGCGTGAGCGCATTAGGCTCCATCCCCGTCAGGCTGAGAACACGGTCTACACCGTCCGGTACATGGCTCGTCCACGCCCTCTGATTGAGGAGACGGACACGCCCGACATTCCAGCCGCCCACAGGATCATCATCGCCTACAAGGCTCTTGAGAACCTGCTTATCAAGGCTGACTCCCCGGCTCAGAGTCAGCTTTACGCGAAGCGTGCGGAGCAGGAAATCCTGAAGATGGAGCGGCGCTACCTTATCACCCCGGCTCGCCGGATCGTGAAGGGGAACTTCAACACGGCTGGTTCCTTCCGGTTCAACCGGTTCACTCGACTCACGAAGGTTCCCTAATGAAGAACACGACCGTCGAGGCCCGCGTACTTGGCGGCATACAGACCCCTCTCCCACAAGAAGGCACTTCCGCTACCGTCATTAGCAACGTGACGGTGGACCGGAAGACTTTAGGGTGGTCCTCCCGCATTGGCTACGAGAAGTACCGACCGGACCCCAACGACGAGTTCCGTCCGTTCAATAACCTCGGACGCATCGACTCCCTGTTCGTGTATCCGGGTGCCGCGACGGGATCCCGAGACATACTGCTGATTGAGTCAGGCGGAATCATCTACCTGCTCCACGAGGCCACCAAGCCCACGGTGTCCCTGCTCACGCTCGTCACCTCTCGGTCAGTGCCCTCCGCGACCCAGAACACGACCACCTACACGGCGGTACGTGACGGTGTGGTTGTCTGTAACGGTGACCAAGCACCCATCCTGATTGAGCCATGGCCCCTCGGTGGCACCGTGTCGGCTCCGAGCACCACTCAGTTCCTCTACCGGACCTTGGGCTTCCCAGCCGCAGCCGCACCCATCGACCCGCTCCGAGTCGTGACCATGGGCACCACCATCGGGTCCGTTGAGGGTCAGTCTGGTGGAGCAGTGAGCTTGTGGTGGCCTACATGGAACAAGGCCATCGGTCAGTGGGGTGACTGGGGCCTCGGCTTCGCGAAGAACCCTGACGCCACTCGCGGCAAGAAGGCGCTGTACGACTACAAGTGCTCGTACATTAGCGACACCGGCTCGGAAAGCCCCCTGAGTCCAGCAGCAAGCGTGCAGTGGGAGCTTGAGGGCAACACCGAGGGCTTCCAATACTGTACGGCTCTACGCATCCCCCGAGGCCCTGAAGGCACCGTAGGACGACGCATCTACAGGACGGGGAACTACTCGACGGACACGACCAACCCCAACCCGACCCTCGCCTACCTCGATGACGTGAAGAACAACGTCGATGAACTGTTCTTCGACCCCTACGCGAGCAACACCTTGGGATCTACGGCACCGGGAGCAAACGAGAGCGTTGCCATGCCGGTCCCGCGTGCCCGGTTCAGTGCCGTCTACAAGGACTGTCTGTTCCTCGACGGTGGTGTGGTTGACCCGTACACGCTGGTCTACTCCCACCCTGACAAGATTGACCAGTATGCCGCTGAGTCGTTTATCAGGCTTCAGGCGTCAGCCGGTGGGATCACCGGACTGTTCAGCCTCTACACGAGCCTCGTCATTCTCCGTGAGAGCGGCATCGACGTGGTTCAGGGTGACTTCGCCAACGGGTTTGTCTCTACGACCGTGACCAATCAGGTCGCCTGTAGGTCCGCAAACGCCCTCGACTCCGTTCCCGGCGTGGGTTTGATGATCCTCGCGCAAGACGGCATCTACCTGTTGAGCGGTGGACTGGTCGGCGGCGCTGAGTTTACGGTCACACGGGTCAGCGACCCCATTGAGGACTGGGTTTCTCGCATCACGCCCGACTGCATCGCCCGAGCAGTCGCCCGGTACACGCCCCTGACCCGCGAGATGCACTTCTACGTGCCCATCGACGGTTCAGACCGCCCGAACGTCGGTCTGATCTACCATGTGGACAAGAAA